GTCTACGGGCCTTGGCTGGAATTAGGCAGGGCGGGGACACGGTTCCGAGGTTATGCCTCATTCAGGCGCACACGCGATTTCCTTGATAAAGAGAAGAAGGCGGTCTTTCGCCGGCACATAGCCAAGGCTGTCCGAGAGCTGAATTGATGACCTATGGCATTTGACATCGCCAGCACCCTAGAAACCGTCCATAATCACCTGGCTGCCAGTGGGTATTTCTCCGGTGGCGTTCAGGTCGGCGAGTACATGGAGCCTCCCGATGCGGTGGCCAATAAGCTCGCAGGCTCCATCTATATGCAGTCATCACAGGTGGCGATGATCATGACCGATGGTGCGACTCGGGAATTACACGTTGTGGTGGTGAGGATCTATGCTGACCTAAAAGACCCTACCGAGAGCCCTGAAAAGAAGCTGGCCCAGGGTGTGTCGCAGGTAAGCTCGGATATGCTCGGCGACGCCGATCTTGGCGAGACTATCATGGCCATCGACGCCGGCGGTGCCTACGGTACCAACTTCGGCGTCGCATGGGGCCGCGTGGACATCAGCCAGAGGATGTATAGGGTTGCGGACGTGACGCTGCCGCTCATAGTCGATGGCAGTGCAACCGTGACATCGTAGGAGGGATATGGCAAGCAAGAAATATGTTGTTGCTAACCCAGTCGGACTTGCCGAGGGTACTCGCCTGATATCCTGGGAGAGTGTGGACGCTGACGGGATCATCACCCTCCATGAGTGGTACGAGGGCGATGTATTCGTCCCACCAGCAGGGCTCAACATCACGAGATTGGTTGAGCAGGGCAAGATTATAGAGGAGGGCTAGAGTGGCGAAGATATCAGGTCTATCCCAGCAGTTTTTCTATGCTGGTCGCGACTTGTCCGGTGACGTTGGGAGCATCGAGGAGGCCAGTGCGATCCAAGAAGTCCTCGATGTAACTGGCCTCAATGCGGCTAGTGTGGAGCGTGTCGCGGGGCGGGTGGATGGCCGGTTGGTGTGGAGGCATTTCTTCAACGATGCATCAGGGCTCAGTCACTCCGTTGTTAGTACCCTCCCAACCGCGAACGTGCTGGTACTCTGGACTGTCGTGGCCGCCATCGGTAGTGCGGCCTTCGCTATGACGGCGAAACAGGCGTCAGCCCGATACGAGCGCGGAGAAGATATGTCGCTCGTTGGCACCGTGACCTGCGAGGGCCAGGGCAACCCTATGGAGGACTGCGAGATGCTGACCGCTGGCTTGAGGTCGGACACCAGTGCCACCAATGGGAGCAGTTTCGATAACGGTGCAGCCAGCAGCAATGGTATTGTCGGTCATATCCATTGTTCCGCGTTTAGCGGAACCAGCGTAGTAGTCAAAATCGAGGAAAGCTCGGACAACGGAAGCAGCGATGCTTTCACCGCCAAAGCGACTTTTGCCACCATTAACGGGGCAAATGCTAGTGAGCGTATCACGGCTACCGGATCGGTTGAACGATATCTGCGAGTGGCCACGTCAGGTACATTTAGCAGTGCCAAGATCGCGGTCGCAGCACGACGTGGGACGGCACAGGACGCTGACGCCATTAGCTAGGAGGATTGGAATGGGACAGCCACATGACCCACTGGTGCATTTTCGGTATGCTCGGCCACCCATAAGCCACTGGCGCAAGGCCCCATGCAAGGAGGTCGAGTGTGACGGATATAAATACGGGTGGATCACGGCGGTACCCGTTGGGTCGGATTTGGAAGACCTCGTGCGGCACCACAAGACGGCGCGGTTCTGGAAGGAGGAGCGGAGAGATGGTGGGCTTGTCTGTTTCTGGTTTTCGCCAGGACAAACGTGTTTCAACGCCCACAAAAGCGACCACTATGTGTCCAATGGAGCCCCACCGCTCTATATCAGGAAAACAGACGGAGACAGCAAGGTTATCGAACACGAGCGATGGGAGGACGAACTCCATCATGGTCTTGATCGGGTAGAAAAAATTTATCAGCGGGGAGGGTAGCTATGGCTAAGGAAGCACCGACCGTTGCCATCACTATCGACGATAGTGGCGGTACGGGGAGGGCTATAAGTAACGATGTGACGAACTGGGATATTGACACTCCCAGGGCCGTACAGGACGTCACCGGAGTGGATGTGTCGAGCGTCGAACGCCTGGAGCTATTGGGCGATTTTAGCTGTTCGCTCAACGGTGTGTTTAATGATGCCTCCAACCTCAGCCACGCCGTGTTTAAGAACGTCGCAACGACCAAGGCCCTGCGGACGAGTGTATTTGTGCTGTCAGGCCAGACGTTAACGGCAGAGTGTATTTTCACCGGCTATTCCCTGGCCAGGGCCATAACTGCCGAACTAACCTGGGCAGCCCCTGGAGTACTGGCGGCAACCACCAGCTTTGGCTGGTCGTAGGATAGAGACTAGGAGGTGAGTATGCGTATCACGTTTGATGGCGGCGAATGGTGGGACATCAAGGAGGCACTGACTCGTGGCGACCGGTTGGCTATCAATGAGGCCAGTCAAATGGCTGCTGTGACGCTCATGGCCAAATTCAGCAAGTTGGGCGTGGAGTTGGAGACGTTGCAGAAAACAACGACGCAACTCCCCGAGACAGCCCGCGCCAGCCTAGAGGCACCGGATGCGTCACCCGAGGAGGACAACGCCATGCTCCTCCGAGGCACAACGGCATGGTCGTGGGAACAGCCAGTGAACCTGGAAGCGGTCTTGGAACGGGATGAGGCCCAGACCGATGCGGTGCTAGCCGCCATGCGAACCCTATATACCCGCCGCAATGGGAGCGGAGGGGATGATGGAGGGGGAAAAGGCAACTCAGGCAAGCCCTCCTCTACCCAGACACGGCTACAGTCCCAGCTAGTTACCTGAAGCCACTTGAGGCGGTACAACTCATCAGGTCGGGTCTTGTACAGCCGTGGTCGTTTGACGGGTGGCTTGACCTACCAGCGGAGTTCGCCGAACTGCTGTTGGAGGTCTGGGTACTGGTACACGAGGTTGAGGCTGATCGACAAGGCCAGCCAAGGGGCGGCACACCACCGCCCAATGAGACTGACCCAGTAGACGACCGACTTGCGGAGTTATCTGAGGTGAATAGTGGCTAACGTCGTCGAAATCCTGATCCAGGCCAAGGATCAGTTCTCCAAGCAGATTAACAACGCAAATAGTCGCATCGACCGCATGAACGATAAGCTTAAAAAGATGCGTGGGCCGTTACTTGCTGTCACCAGTGCGACTGTAGGGTTTGGAGTTGTTGCCGTTAAAGCCGCAATGGATCTGGAGGAATCATTCAACAAAGCGACTGTAACATTCGGGGCGTTCTCACGGACTGTAGAGGACTTTGCAGAAACATCGGCCAAATCGTTTGGTATCAGTAAGCAGGCCGCGTTTGAGTATTCCGGTACCCTGGGTACGATCCTAAACGCCAGCGGCCTCTCGCAAAAAGCCACGGCTGGAATGTCCGTCGAGCTTGTGAAGCTCGCCGCAGACATCGCGTCCTTCAATAACTTGCCTATTGATGTTGCATTGCAGAAAATCCAGTCAGGACTTGTTGGCTCGGTGGAACCACTCCGTACCGTTGGCGTGATGCTCAGTCAAACCAAAATGGAAGCCAAGGCTCTAGAAATGGGGCTCATATCACAGGGCGAAGCCCTGAGCGAAGCGGCGAAAGTCCAGGCTAGGTACGCCCTCATAATGGAAGAAACTATCCCGATACATGGAGATTTCCAAAACACCAGCGAGGGGCTCGCAAACTCCATGAAAACCACAGGAGCGCAGCTTAGTGATGTTGCTGCCACACTTGGACAGGCACTCCTTCCAGCAGCGATAAAGGCAGTGTCCGTCATAAGTGATGTAATTACGCGCTTTGAAGCCCTGACACCCAAAGCTCAGAATACTATTTTAATCTTGGCTGGTGTTGCTGGTGCCATCGCAGCCATCGGATTGGCGATACCTCCGGTGCTTGCTGCTATGGCCCTGCTAACCGGCCCCATCGGTATAATCGGCATGGCAATGGCTCTCCTGGTAACGGCATGGGCGAAGAACTGGGGGAATATTCGTGGCGTGGTGGAAAGTGCTGTTAATGCGGTTCTCGGACACTTTGAGGGCTTGGTCAATGGTGTCATTGCCGGAATTAACTTCCTGATCGATAAAGTCAATAGTCTTTTGAAAATTGCACCTGATTGGCTGTCTAAGTGGCTGAGCCCAGTCGACACCATCCGCGAGGTGACTATTACCACGAACACGATAAAAAAGGGCATAACTGATATGGTGACAGGTGTCGTGCCAGCGATTGACAGCCTCACTGGAAAGTTCAACGCAATGACTGGGGCAAACCTACCTATGCTATCCGATATCATAGTCACTGTGAAGAACGATTGGTTGGGGATGTCGGATGTAATCTCTGAAGATGTAAAGCCAGCACTGGAGAATGTTGGTGTGGTTGCGGAAGATGTAGGCCAAAAGGTTGAGGCTGGGATGGTGAAATCAAAAAGGGCCATCATGGATTTAGATCGGCTGTTAAACGAGGCGTTTCAGAGACGAGTTGAATTAGACGCTCAGGCGGCACCAGGAGGTCGCGGTAGTGGGATGACCGCGCTGCAATCATGGGCGCAAGCACAGCGGGAGGAGGTAGCACGGTTACAAGAAGCAAACCTCCCCGTAGGGTCAATGGCCGGTGACCCCGTGTTAGCTGCCCTGGCTGCTGGCGCGAGAAAAAGGGAGGCCGCTGCTCTAGCCACGTTCCATAACTACATGGTTGCGGGTGGGAGTGCTGGTGAAACTGGCGCAGAATACGCTTCACGGCAACTGCATTCCCAAGTGATTAACCTAAAAGTGGATATAGATGGGGAAGAAGTCGCCGCAGTTGTATCCAAATCAATTGGTAATGGTAGCGAAGATGAAGGGCAGGTGCCAACAAGCTAATGGCATTTACTCTGAACCTCACCGATGGCACCACCACGCTGAACCTCCTCGGCTCCACCTATAAGGCTCGTGCGGCCAGCCTGGATTTCGGCAACCCGAACCGTTTACAGGTCGAGAGCGCGAATATCTTCTCGTCACGATGGGATCTGGTGGCCCACCAGTTCACCAAACGCCGCATCCAGATGAGACTCCGTATTGAGGCATCCACCATCGGCGACCTGTCCGCAGCCCAGCACGACATCAATAATGCGTTGCGACAGGCCCGCAACCACACCATACACGGCACGGGTTCCAGGTGGGACCTCACCTGGAACCCAGGTGGCACCTCGGAAGACATCAAGTTCCGCATTCAGTCTGGGGAGCTACGAGTACCACCTGCCGACCTGGTGGCAGTCAGCGCACTCCAGGCAAGCAACCCCTACATCGCCAACGCCATCCTCACCCTGGAGACTGATCCATTCGGAGAGGGTGCCGAGGAGACTATCGAGAACTATTGCCCAGACCCATCATTCGAGGTAGACGGCACGGACTTGGCCGATTGGACACAGACCATCGGGTCAGGGCATACGGCGACCACCACGCGGGTCACGACGCAAAAGTTGTACGGGAACGCCAGCCTCAAGATCGCTATCACCGGTAGC